GAAGTGCGTTGCCTCATCGATGCCGATGAGGTCGCGCCCCTTGCCCATCTGCCCCTGCTCGTCCCCGACGCGGTGAGCAGCAGCGAAGTCGATCACCTGGTCATCGCTCACCCGCAGCTTCGGAGGGGGCGAGCCGTTGAAACCATCCCGGCCTCCGTGGATCTTCAGCGCGTCGGCCACGATGCCGTCGAGGTCGCCGTACTCCCGTCGCATGATCAGCGACTTCTTGTGCTCGTTGAACGCGAGCCCGAGGATCAACTGAGACTTGCCACCCCCGGGCTCACCGCCGTACAGCAGGACATCTGCCTTGCTGAAATAGGCATCCGTCTGCGGCCCCGGGTTGGGCACCCACCGCATGTCTTTGGTCTGGGCGAACGCCTCCGTGAGCACCGCTTTTTTCTCCTTGTCAGGGAGCGCGGTGACTCGTTCGAGGACGTCGTCCAGCAGGCTCATCACGGTTCCCAGTGATGCTGCGGTGGACGGAGCGGCTGACCGGGCCGAACGTCTCCAACATCGACGGCCCCCAGTGGCGGCGTCGGCATGAACTGCGGCGCACCAACCGGAGCGCAGTGCTCCGCCTTGTCCGCCCACGTGCTGTGCATGTACCCGAGATCGTCCGCAGCGCCTTGCAGGAAGAACTCTTGCCGCTCCGCATCGAGCTTTGCAGCACGCGCCTGCGCCAGCCGGCCTTCCAACTCGCCCTTGCGAGCGCGGTACTTGCGAAAGCCGTGCGTCCACTCATCGAACCCGTAGACGAATCGCGGAGTGAACAGGTCCGACTCCGGCGGGACTCCAACCTCGATCCCGCGAGCCTTGGCGATGTAGGCTAGGAAGTGAATCCCGGCCCGCTGCATCTCGTACTCTTCACCCGCAGCCATGTCCACGCCCCACAGGCCGATCTTGGTTGCACCCTGCTTGATCGCACGGGCCATCATCCAGAACAGGCTTGAAGTGCAGAACCACCGCGACGGGTCGAACTCCGCCAGCGTCTCTTGCCACGGGAACACTTCGGATCCGGGCAACTCCGCCACCGGTCGGCCCGTCCACAGCTTCACGCCGCGATCGGGCAATGCCTTCAACCACTGGCAGTATTCCGGCGAGAACCACGGTTGCCCGGGCTCCCACAGGTGTGTCTCGAACCACTCATTGACGCGCGGCGCAACTCCGTACAGACCCGGGCTGCATCCGTAGATGGTCCAACGCGGGTCTGAGTACGGTGCGCTCCTGCACGATGCCGGGGCTGAACCGACGAGCGCAACCCACAGCTCTTTAGGCTGATCCATGTCCGAAGTCCCTCCTCGGACAGTGATCAGGTGCTCGTCGTCAGGGCGAAACTGGCCGTCGACAGTCCGGGCGCAACACCCCACAGCGCCGTGGTCAGCCCCACCAGAAAGACCGAGCCCACGTTGTTCTGCGTGGACTTGATCGTCGTGGCCGAGGTGCCCTGCGTGGACTGGAACGTCTCGCTGTTGGCCGTCTTGACGTAGTTCGTCGCGCCTGTCGTTCCGAAGTGGATCACCTTGTTCACGCCGGGAATCGGCGGGTCCAAAGTGAACACGCCGGAGCTGGACGCAGACGAGATGAACGACACGCCATAGGCGGTGAGGTTCGTTGCCGTGGTGTCCGCAGTGGATACCCCTGCTCGCGTGGCCTCAGCCCCGACGATGACGTCGAAGGTGCCAGGTCGCCCGCTGCCCGACACGTTGGTCGTGAATTGCTGCAGACCGATGCGACGGCCAAACAGCGTGTTGGTGATTTTCTCAGCCCAAGACATGGGACTCTCCTTTACCCCACGCCGGGGGTGACATTGATACGAGCAAAACTCTTCGCGACCACTTCAAGATGCATGGCTCAAACCGTGTTGACCGCAGCGGCCCATATCGGGCCTAGGATTGCTTGTCCCGCGTTGCTCGGGTGCGTGCCATCGGGGTAGTACGTCGCGTCCGATGCGGCAGCGTCCGGACCCATCGTTGCGTCGGCTGCGAAATCAGCTATGGCATCGACCCCGTTCGCAGCCGCCCAACCAACCCCGGTGAAGATCGTGTTCACCGCGTTGCGCCAAGTGTTGAACCCGGCGAGCGTGCTGGGCAGGATCGTGCACAGGACAACCTTGTCGTATCCGCCTGCCACGCGCACAGTCGCTATGTGCGCCGCCACCGCTGCGGCGTAGTTCGCTGCTGTCCCCCACCCTGACCCATCGTTCCTGCCGATCAGCATGGAATAGATGTACGTGCGGCCCTGCTTGTTCGTCGGGATGACCGCCAGATCGGTCGCAAGCCTGCCCTGCAAGCTGTTGGAACCTGCTGCACCCTGCAGCGTGGCGCTCGGCAGGGACTTCGCAATGCCGTTGCCCGCCGGGGACAGCGAAGGTCCGCCAATGAACTCATACGAGCCAGCCGCCGCGCCCGTGTTCGATGTGAGGCTGTCGCCCTCGGCCGTGGCCCACTTCGACGTGCCGATGCTGGTGATGCCCGAGAGCGCCGCACGAGCCTTTGTCGCCGCGACAGCCTGATACACCCCGGCATCCGTCAGCGCCGAAGTCCACAGGGCAATCGTGCTGAACGTGTACTTCGCATAAATGCCACTGCTCACCGCGATATGCACGAACAGGTCGCGAATGGAGGCGGTCTTGCTCGCGCTGGCCTGCGTGTGCGCCTTGGTGTCTTCCATGAAGACATGGAAGTTCGCCGCGTCATACCGCGTGGTGATCGTGTCCCACTGGTTCAGCGTCTGCTGCCATAGACCTGCTGCATTGCTCCCCGCAGTTACAGTGATCGCATTGAATTGCCCGCCGGGTGTTGCATTCGCATCTGTGTAGCAGGCCGCAAAGTCGGTGTACGCGGTGATCTTGGACAGGAACGCCTGAATCTGCCCTCCCGGTACGGCCTTCTTCTTACCCAGCGCGAGCGCTGTATACGCGGTCAGCGTCGTGGATGCCGGGAACTGGACAACTCCGAACTTGCCCGACGCGTTGAGCGTCAGTTCGCCAGCCGCATAGGTCGGCTGGTTGTCGTACATGTTCGGGCCGAAGTACATGTGCCCATCGAGAACGTCCACGCCCAAGTCAGACGAGCCCGAATGAAGTCGGGCATTGATGATCTTGAACGTCGTGGCAGACCCTGACCCGTTACGCAGGATGATCAGCGAGAGCGCAGCCCCTGCGGTCACGAACGTCGTGCTGATCGTGCTGCGCGTGCCGCTGATCGTCTTTGCGGCCATCGCGGAGTTGTTGCCGATCCGAACGTCAGCCGCTCCACTGACCAACTCCACGTCGACGCTGTACGTCCACGTCCCAGCCGGGAGCGCGGTGATGGTCGTGTTGATGTACCAATCACCGGCCGCTCCGACAACTGAGCTGGCCTCGTCTGCAGCACCCTCGGCAGGGTCGGTGATCGTGGATAGATTTGAGCTGAAGAACGCGGCAGTGTTGAACAGCCGCCGAGGCGCGTTCAGAATGTTCTGGCTGATCGCAACAACACTTCCAGCGCGCGGGATGTTCGGCTTTGGCGTGGCCGCGTAGGTGTCCGCGTACCACGGGCCCATTTGCGTTGCCGCCGATGGCATGGCAGAAGCACCTGACTTACCGAAACTCGGGCCAACCCCTCCGAGGCCCGTCCCGACGAGCCGCAACTGCAGCTTCTTCAGCGCGTGCCACGGCTTGCAGTACACGCTTTAGACCCCCGTCCCAAGCTGAATCTGGACGGTGCCCGTCCCGGAGCGCAGGGCTACCGCCACCGTGTTCCCGTTCGCGGGCCAGCCAAAGACGCGCTCGGCACCTGGCAGCACGCTCATTCGCTTGGTATCCGACGTCGCGTCCGGCGATGTGGTCGAGCTGATCGACACGAGCGCGGCGGTCGCCGCTTCATTGACCACTCGCAGGCTCTGTCCTGCGCTCATGGTGGTGGCGAGCTGATTCGCGGTCGAGGCGGTCGTTGCCGAGATCGTTACTTGCGCCCCGGTGCCGAAGAAGCCAGTCAAGTCCATTGGAATTCCTTTCAGGCGGGCACCGAAGCCCGCGACAGGATGAAAGCGAGGCGGCGAGCGCCCTCGGCGAGACTCTCGGGCGTGATGTCCACGTCCTTGCCATTGGTGTCCGTGATGCCGGTTTCGACCTTGTCGCGCCACTGCGCCCGCTGGCGGTTCTTCAGCCAGAAGATCGCGGCTGTGGTGTCTGGTGGATAGATCTTGCGGATGGGGGTCAAGACAATCGCCTTGTCCACAACCTTGATGTCAACCTCGTCGTGCTCGTATCCGCACGCCCGCTGGTAGAGCCGGTCAACCACTTCGGCGTCCGCGACCATCTTTCCGGCCTTTAGGGACTCCGAGAATTCGCTGTGCTTGGTCTTCCAGAGGTTCAGCGTCGACTCGCTGATGCCGAGAACGCCCGCAATCTCGACATCCTTCGCCCCGAGCATTGCCAGCTTGCGGGCCAACTCAGGGAACGAGGCCTTGTAGCCGCCGACGTAGGGCGACGGTTGTCCGCGCTGCTTCGGTTTGGTGGCGGCTTTACCCATCCACCGATTGCACCCGCCTTCTATACAGTGGATGCGGCCTGAGTCTGAATGGATTCAGCGCGCAGGCGAACCTCGTCGAACCAGAAGTTATACAGGCGCGCGGCGCGTTGGTAGATCATCTGTCTGACATGCCCGGCGCGAACGTGTGAGATGTACCCGCGCGAGAGCCCGCAGATGATTTCGATTTTCTGATCCGCGAGGCCCCACTTTTTGAGGTCTTCCACGATTGCGACGTGATCGATGTTGGCTGGGATGGTCATAGCGGTCCTACCTTGTCAGCGGTCAGCGGTGTGCCGGCCTTTAGGCGTTCTTGAGCGAACAACCGACGGAGATTCGTGTCGCATGGCAGGCCGAGCGCCGGTCGCGCGGTCACGACGTTCTCTCCAAGGACAAGCGAGCAGCCAACCTCGGTGTCTCGGATCACCCATAGGCTGCGGCGCAGGCTTGGGTCTTCACCTGGTTGGGGCCCGTACGTCACTTCCCCGAGGGTTGCCGCCGCATTCCGTACGGCTTGGACCAACGCCTTGAACTCGTGCGGCTCTTGGCTGAATCCAGCGTCCGGCCCTCCATCCGACCGGCTCAGGGTCAGGTGCTTCTCGATCATGGTCGCGCCGAGAGCGGTTGCGACGATTGCGGCCTCGTTGCCAATCGTGTGATCGGACAGGCCGAACTGACTGCTGCCGCCCAGCGGGAAGTCCCATGCCGTCCTGAGATTTGCAGCGCCAAGATCGGCTGGATAGGCGCTGGTGCACTTCAACACAGTCGGAACGCAGCAACCGAAGCCAGCGCCCAGGGGGATGCACGCTTCGATGGCATCTCGAATCTCCGCTTTCGTCGCCATCCCCGTGCTCAGGATCATCGGCTTGCCCTTGCTTGCCATGTGCCGGATCAGGGGGAGGTCGGTCAGTTCGAAACTTGCGACCTTGTGCCGGTCCACGCCGAGGGTTTCGAGGAAGTCCACCGCTGGCGGGTCGAACGCTGCCGAGAATGGGATGAGCCCAAGTTCTCGGGCCCGGGCGAAGATGGGGTGGTGCCACTCCCACGGCAGGAATGCCTCTGCGTACAGGTCGGCCAGCCGCTTGCCTGCCCATGGCCCGTGCGCGAGGGTGTAGTCCGGGTCTACGCACATCCTGCCCGGACTCCAAGTCTGGACCTTGATTGCATCGGCCCCGGCGTCCTTGGCGGCTTCCACGATGTCTAGGGCCCGCTGGAGGTTGCCAAGATGGTTCGCCGACATCTCGGCCACGATTAGGGGGGATTTGGCGAGGCTCATGTGATGACTGTCCACGGCGGCGGCAGTTCGTACGTGACCTGCAACTGCTTGAACCCAAGGTCCAAGAACATCTCCGTGCTCGGCCTGTTCAGCGGGTTGATATTCGCCAAGAACCGCCCCGGATGCTTCGCCATCAGGAGTTGCGTTGCCGCCTTGCCGTAGCCATTGCCCCAATACCGCCGCAGGATCCCGACGCCGATCTCCCGCTGCTTGGACAGGTAGACCGCTCCGGCGTAGCGGTCGGCTCCGACGTCGACCAAGTACCAGCACTCGTACGGCTTGCTGGCGACAAAGGCCTGATGCTCCGCAATGCTCGGCATGGCCTTGTGCGAGATATTCGCCTGCGGGGTTCGCTCGGCCATGAGTTGCCAGAGGACGTCGGCAGCATCAGGTGTTGTGGAAACGTCGACTAGGCGCATGCCGCCTCCGATGGGTAGACGCGAACCGACTTGCCGCGCTTGATCTTCCAGACCGTGGCAATACTGGTGCCGAACGAGT